ATAGGCAGCTCCGGTGGATTTACCAGCACCGGGAGCGCCAAAAAGGTTAATGATGAGCATTTTCGTTTGCCTCCCAATTTGATAGTTTTGTTGTGCGGATGATACTGTTTTTTTACACGACCTATCCCAGATACTTTTTGAAAAGCTCTGCAAGGGTTAGGTTGTTTTGCCGTGCCAGATCAATCGTGCAAGCGCAAACATTGCGCTCGGTAGAAGCCCCAATTTCATCGCAAAGATAGATGAGAATGTCGGGGTACTGATGGTCGTGAAAGCATTCGTCCTTGTCCTTTTCGGTGCCGGCGCAATCACTGCAATCCCGACACCACTCTTTACGCTGAAGACCATCCCACGCCATCAGCTTTTCACCATTGATAACATAGGCGCAGTCAACAGCGCCCAGATTAGAACCATAAGCGTGACGCCACCAGCCCCAATCGTCCTTCCAGTCATCGTTGTCGATAGCACAGATATTGTCAAAATCCTCTTTGGACAATAGCCAAACTTGGTATTCTTCACGCCAATGCGTAGGCTGAGGCTGATAATGGTAAGTACACACGGCAGATGTCAGGCCAAGACTTTTTACGGCATTGGCAAATTCGCCACCTGCTAAAATTTCAACAGTTTCCATATTTCCTCCTATTCGTAACGAATGAAGTGTACGGTGTTAAACTCTTTACCGGGAAACTCTTTGAGCCGGATAGAGGAGCACCAACCACCGACATGAATCTTTTCAACCTCGTAAACCTGACCTTCTGTCAAAAGCTCATGAGCCTGTTTGGAATCACAGCTCAACCCGGCGTCCAGATCCACGGCTTTAACCTTACATCCACGCTCACAGTGCAGAACATCAGATTGATCCTCGGCACATTTGCTACATAGCCACTTTAACCGATAATCCAGTGTAATACTGTCCAGGAGCTTCCCGCATTTGGGACAGCGAAATTCGATCTTTTCATTCATAGTGTTCACCTTCATATAGGACAACTTTCTTTTGGCGCAAGGTTTTCTGTACGTCGATGACCCGCTGATTTGCAGAACCACACCATTTCAACATCTGGTCAGACAGCTCCATTTTGAAGGGGCCGTCAACCACAACGTCACATGATGTCAGTAAAGCCATTTGTGCAGACGAGTGGTCATCCTCGTCTTTGTCCGGGAAAAGCGGATTGTAGCAGTCCTCCCAGATAAATCCAGTCCATAGCCACACGGTTTTACCGATTGAATGCGTGTAGAAACAAAGATCAATGAGATCATAAATCCCGCCATAGTCCTGGCAAAGCGGATCTCCGCCAAGTAGAGAAAGCCCTGAGATAACAGGGTTGGCAAGCATTTTGTGGATCTCTGCGATAGTCTCCTTTGTGAATGGTCTACCACAGTTAAAATCCCGCTCCTCTGGATTAAAGCAGCCGGGGCAGTGATTTGTACATCCGCTTACGAAGAGGGAGGTGCGGACTCCCTCTCCGTTTGCGATGTCATAGTTGCGGATCTTCGCGTAGTTCATTCGTCGCCACCCAGGTGGACATAACGTTCTTTGATTTCTTGCGTTCTACCCTGATTCCAGTCATTCAGGCCGATGTAGCCGCAGGTACGCCGCGCAATGTTCATCTTGCTCTTATCGGTATTCCCGCAGTTGGGGCACTTCCAAATCAGCTTGCCGCGATCGTCGTCCACAATCTCGATTTCCTTATCCCAGCCGCACACCTGGCAGTAGTCGGATTTCGTGTTCAGCTCCGCATACATGATGTTGTCGTAGATGTACTTCAACACCGTCAGTACGGCGGGAATGTTGTCAGAGAGGTTTGCCACTTCGATGTAGCTGATTGCTCCGCCCGGAGAGAGCTTCTGGAACTGAGACTCAAATCTCAGCTTATCAAAAGCATTGATATGCTCTGTGACGTGAACGTGATAGGAGTTGGTGATATAGCCCTTATCGGTGATGCCCTCAATCACACCAAAGCGCTTTTGCAGACACTTGGCAAATTTATAGGTGGTGCTCTCAATAGGAGTACCGTAGAGAGAATAGTCGATATCCTCAGCGGCTTTCCATGCAGCGCACTTGTCGTTCATGTACTGCATAACCTTGAGTGCAAAAGGCTCTCCGTCCGGGTCGGTATGGCTCTTGCCAGTCATCGCCATAACACATTCGTATAAGCCAGCATAACCCAAAGAGATGGTGGAGTAGCCGCCGTGAAGCAGCTTGTCGATGGTTTCGCCCTTTTTCAGGCGGGCCAAAGCGCCGTACTGCCAGTGGATAGGAGAAGCATCGGACAGAGTACCGCTCAAACGCTCGTGACGGATTTGCAGCGCCTTATGACACAGCTCCAGCCGCTCATCGAAAATCTCCCAGAAGGTGTCATACAGATTCTGGATATCGTTATGGTCGCCGGTTGCCTCCCAAACTTTCAGAGCGCTCAGAGCAACATCGGGGAGGTTGATGGTGACGACTCCCTGGTTGAAACGCCCGTAATACTTGGGCTTATCGGGCTGGTAATTGCCGGCATTGGCAACATTGTCCCAGCCGTTACCGGAGCGGTCGGGTGTCAAGAAGCTACGGCATCCCATACAGGTATAGCAATCGCCGTTACCTTCGGTTTCGCCCTTTGACAGCTTGTACTCGCGCATCTTCTTTTCGGAGATGTAGTCGGGCACCAGCCGTTTGGCAGAGCACTTGGCACACAGCTGGGTCAAGTACCAGTAGGGAGAATCCTCAGTGATGTTATCCTCTTCCAGCACATAGATCAGCTTGGGGAACGCCGGTGTCGTCCAAACGCCCTTCTCATTTTTGACGCCTTGGTACCGCTGCCGCACGACCTCCTCGATGATCATAGCGAGGTCTTTCTTGGTCTGAGGATCGCTGACCTCGTTCAGATACATAAAGACGGTAATGAAAGGAGCCTGACCGTTGGTAGTCATGAGGGTAATCACTTGATACTGGATAGTCTGAACACCCTTCTTTACTTCTTCACGGACGCGCTCTTCGACCAGATCTGAGATCACTTTATCAGGGTCTGCAAAGTTGTCCGGGGAAGAAATCTTCAGGAACTCAGCCTCTACCTGCTTGCGAATCTTTTGCCGGCTCACCTCAACAAAGGGGGCAAGGTGGGACAGGGAGATAGACTGACCGCCATACTGATTACTGGCTACCTGGGCAATAATCTGGGTAGCAACATTACAGGCAGTCGAGAAGGAGTGAGGCTTTTCAATCAGCGTACCGGAAATTACTGTGCCGTTCTGGAGCATATCTTCCAGATTGATCAGACAGCAGTTCATCATGTGCTGCACAAAGTAGTCGCTGTCATGGAAGTGGATAACACCCTCTTCGTGCGCCTGCTTAATGTCATCCGGCATAAGCAGACGGTCGGTAATATCGCGGCTTACCTCGCCGGCGATGTAGTCTCTCTGAGTAGAGAGGATTGTGGGATTTTTGTTGCTGTTCTCCTGGATGACTGTTTCATTGACGTTATCCGCAATAGAGAGGATTTTGCCGTCCAGAGAAGAAGCGTTCCGCAGAAGCTCATGTTCATAGCGATACTTGATGTACGCTTTGGCGACTACGAACTCGCCCTCTTTCATCAGCTCAGTTTCAACATCGTCCTGGATTTCCTCAACAAAAATCGCACGGTTGCGCCGCTGATAGCGGTTATACAAACGGGTGGAGATTTTCTTGGGCACCTCGTTCTTATCTCCTACCGCACTGAGCTTTTCAACCTCCGTGAATGCCTTGAGAATGGCGTTGGCAATTTTGCCTTTGTCAAACTCGGCTTCACGGCCATCACGTTTAATGACAACCATAAAAATTCCTCCTTACAAAAGATAGCTGTGGATAACTTGGTCAATTTCTTCCCACGTGTTTACCCGGAGCGCATCATGAGCTACATGGTCAAAGCTACGATTATGGGGACGGTCAAAAAGAATTTTGGCGTATTCGCCCCCAACCAAGTTGTGTGGGGCATCGTCAATCAAAACGTCACCACGCACCATTTGCTTGTTGCAGGCAAAAATGATGTGCTCCCAGTCCAGGAAGGGGAACAGCTCTAAAAGCCGTTCCACCTTCGTTTTGCAGGTGTGATAGCTGGATGCAGTCACCATATAGAGCTGGTGCCCCTCGTCATAGAGCTTTTGGAGTACCTCAACAGAGCCGGGGATCGGAGTGATACGCCGCCAAAGCTCGTCATCATGGAGGACGCCAAATACCTGCTCTTTCGTCAGCGTGGGGAAAGCAAGGGAGATATCCCAGCCGTGAACATCTTCCGGCGTTACGGAGGTGCCATAACGCTCGTTCAACATTGCAATCCAGCAATCACTCAGGTTTTCTACGGTATCGTCGGCATCAAACAGAATTGTCAGTTTCTTCATGGAGTTCTCCTTTGAGAGCGTTGTTCACAAAGTTGTTTACGGCCTCTTTGAGATCTTCCAAACTGCCGCTGTTGACGATCGTAGCGTCGTACTGGTAATCGTCCAATGCAGTCTCCGAAGCGTGCTTCTGCTGCTCTTCGGTCAACGGAGACACAAAGTTGGGGCGAACTACCCGCAACAAAATAGCGTCCATGCCGTAGGTTTCGTAGATCTCATACTCGTTGGGGAAACGAGTATCAGGGATAAGCACGTAATCCCATTCGTCGCAGAAGATGTCGAGGATACTGACAATGAAATCTACCCAATAATCAGGAGAGACAGCGCGGATTTTGTCAGTACCGACACGCTGGAGAAGCGTGCGTCCCTTTTCATCCTTCTTGCCGTCCCAGCCAAAGAAGGTCTTACATACGTACTTGACCAGATCGCCGTAGTGGGCAATCAAAACACGGTTGCCTTGGGCTTCCAAAATCTCCTCCAAAAGTTTGGCGGTAGTGTCTTTACCGTGCTGGGCTTTACCCGAAATGCAAACGATTTTCATTCCGCAGCTCTCCTTCCTTTTCTGCCGCAGGACTTCTTCTCCCGGCAGAACCCGAAGTATTCACACTTCGGCATAAAGTAGTGATCGACCAGATATGCCCACTCGTCGGAATACTCTCTCAGAGCGTTACCAACATCAGCGAACAGGCCACGGTACTCGTGATAAGCTCTGCTGCATTCCCGCTGATGCGACATATCAATTAGGTTGCGGAGATTATGCTTGCACACAATCTTGGTGCCCATGCCCAGAGGAAGCCCAAGCGCAGAATCCTCTCTGGGGATACCAAACCCTTCCAACATCTTCAAGCCGGTCTGGATACACTTCATAATCCAGTCGTAGACTTTGACGGCGGCGGAGTTACCCGCAATGCTGGGCGGTGTTACATAATCGAAACCGCTTTCATAGTCGATGTATCTGGTACTGGCCTGCAGTCTGGTGGGAGCGCCGCCGATGTGGGTATACCACTCACGGATCACTCTGGCAGAATAGCCGTCCAGGATCATATAGACATCCGGGAACTCAAACGTTCTGCCGTGCTCGTTTTCCAAGCAATCCAAGCCGCGTTTGTAGTTTTTTTCGGGGTCGCTGGTATCTGCACCCCAGCAGACACCAGCTTCCTCACCGATCATGGAAATAGGGTTCTTATAGGTGAATCGCTGAATTGTAACTGTTCCCATGTTGATCCTCCTTGCTTAATTTACTTTGTTGCTATCAAATATAAGTGCGAAAGACGTGATCGCCGATCGTCTTATAATAGCTACCATAGGTCAAAGATCCAGTAGAGAAGTACACTACGTCGGTATTCAAATCCAACGCTGGATGGCCGGCAAGAGCAGCATCTACTGCTTCCATCTGCACAGACCCATAGTAATCTCCTACCACAAACTGACAAGGTGAGAAGAGAATATCACTGATACTGCCGGAATACGCTTCGTGCATATAGCGGTTAAGCGCTACCTGCACCACGGCAACCTGACCATCAAAGCTCTGGTTTCCTGCCTCGCTGTAGGCCATACACGCCAGCAGCTCTTTTTCGGTATCCGTGGGTGACAGTTCTGCATATGGGTTAAGGTCTGCCTCGGGTTCTGCCGGTTCTTCCTCAATAGAAATAGGCGTAGGTGTGGGCGACACTTGAGGCGGCGCAGAGTAAACACAAAGTTCCTTTTCGATGGGGACTTGTGGTGTTTCCTCCTCTTTGTTCGGGACGAACAACATTGCACTCAGAGATCCGCAGACTACCAAGAAACACAGCGTCGCCCTAAGAACTTTCTTGAACCATTTCGATTTCGTCTCGTGCATTGAAAATGCCTCCTAAATTACATAGTCGTAGTTGTACAAATACAGATACCCACGCCGCTCGCCCCATCCATTCATAGGAACATAAATGGTATCGTAGCGTTGAAGCGGTTTGCGATCGTAGAGTTCTGAGTAGATTGTCCACCGATTTGTTTTTCCCGTGCCAATCGACCGCACCTGCAAGGCGTAAGCCCAAATCTCTTTGGTTTTCTTGCTCCGCAAGGGGTAGATATCCAGAATAACCAGTTTTCGCTGATCTTCTTTTTTATTGGTGGTTAGGTCGATATAGCCCAGATTTTCCAACTGGATTTGCATTTTGCTTTTCAGGTCGAAATCCTGAATGTGCATATCCCTGACCATCACTTCCAAATACCGAAGTAATCCGGGCAAATCGGTGAAGGTATAGCTTTTAGCTGGCTGGCCGCTTTTGGACTTATCAGTTGCATACTGGGCGATTATGGGTTCCAATTCAGCCGTTACCTTGTCCTTGGAGATCTTCTTCATCGTTCCGCTCTTGAAGAAAGAAAAGAAGTTCACCATACGCAACAACTCTTTGGAATTGCCATACTCAGCAAAGTAGTCGATCTTCACCAAAATATCCCGCTGCCGTGTATCCAAGTGTGTTTTCTCGTCCAGCTGCATAAGCAAGTCCATGAAAGACTCAGGCTTGCCGGCCTTTGCCAGCTCATAGAGTTCGTTGGCAACATCGGCATTCATGTACTTTACAGAAGAAATGCCCTTGGCGATAACCTTCTCTTCGGTATTCAGCAAATATTTATCCTTGGAAAGGCCAAAACGCGGCGGGACAATTCTGATACCGTAAAGCGTTGCCAGCTCGTTCCCGTTCTTCACATCCTCCTCGCCGTTGGCATTGTTAAGGTAGGCTGTGATGAACTCATACGGATGGTAGTACCGCAGATAAGCGCACAGATAGCCAATCATGCAGTACCCGACTGAATGGTTATAACCAAACATATAGCTGGAAGCGTCTTGGATGATCTGCAAGAACTCCTTTGCCTCCTGCTCTGCAACTTCACGGGACTGCGGTGACTTTTCACAATATCCCTCAAGAATTTGTGGAAGAGCTTTTTTCAACCGTTCTTCGTCTTTTCGTCCGATAGCGCGGCGGGTGTTATCTGCATCTGACCCGGAGAAGCCGCAGATTTGCTGTAGGAACTTGATAACGTCCTCTTGGTAAATAAGATAACCGTTGTTATCTGCCAAAAGTTCGTCGATGATGGGAGAGGGATTCTTGTGAGGCTTGTGCTGCATAAGGTCGTCGCGGTACGACGCGCCCGAAGGACGAAGCGCCGCTGTAACAAGGCTCATGTCGAAAATGCTGTGCGGCTCGTACTGCCTAAGCATCTGGAACGCGAACTCTCCTTCAAACTGGAAGATACCAATGGGAGATCTCAGCATATCCTTCCAGACAGCCTCATCATTCCAGTTGATTTCGTGAGACTTCGGGTAGGGCTTACCCAGCAGCTCATAAGCGTCTTTGATAATCTCGATGTTTTTCAGCCCAAGAATGTCATACTTGACCAAGCTGACCTCATGCACGCACTCCATGTCAATCTGTAGGATTTCCTTCCCGTCAGAAATGAACGTACCGTAGTTGTCCCGAAGGGTAATAGGACTTGCTACAATACCGGCAGGGTGCATAGACTGAGAGATCGCCACGTCAAGAAGCCCGTCGTAGTAGTAGAATACTTCGGGATACTTTTCCCGAGCCGCTGCCTCGTCTGCCTCAAACTCCTTTTTGATATTGGCACTTGCCTTACCAGCCCAGGGGTTCTTAGCAAAGATCCTTTCGTTTTCCTCTTTGAGTTTTGTGTACTCTTTGGAAAACTGCTTGATCAGCTCGGCACGGGGGATGTCCTTCATGCGGCTGGGCAAAAGAAGATTGCCAGCCTCATCAAAGAAATACAGGCTAAATCCGTCTCGCGCATCTCCAAAAACGATCTTCACGTTCTCATCTTTGAGCTGTGCCATCACTCTACGGAACTCTTTCTCGTCCCGTTGGTGTTCACGATTCCAACGCAGTGCCAAAGCACGGCAGATCTCATCAATACAGCCTTTGGATTTGATAGTGCCGATTGCCAGAATAAATGCGGTCTTTTCCTGACCAAAACGGTTGATGATGTAGTCATAAACCAGATCGCGCTGGGAGGGTGACACGTCGATATCAATATCGCCAATCTCCTTACGATCTTCGTTACAGAAGCGGCTGAACACTGTATGCCATGTCTCAGGATTGAGGTCTGTTGTATTGGTGACATAAGCTACACGAGATCCACCACAGGAACCACGATTGAAACCAATGGGGATACCATGAGATTTACACCATGTCACCAATTCACTCATGAAAAGCATGAAGCCGGACATCTCAATTTTGTCAAAGACCCGGCATTCCTCAGCAATGGCCGCTTTGAACGGCTCGATCTGCTCTGGAGTGATAGCACCCTCTTTGATCTTTGCTTGTAGGTTATCATCAAGAACTTGATGAAGCACCTCTCGATCGCGTTCACCATAGAGAATGGGATACTTGAACGAGATATCCAGCTCAAACGGCTCTACAGAGTCGGCCATACGGTTGGTGTTCTCAATGGCCTCCAAATACATCGCTTCCGGTAAGGCGTCCTGCGTTGCGAACATTGCTACTAACTCGTCATAGGATTTATAGGTAAGGTCAAACGTATCTTCGTCGGCAAACTCGATGTGTTTACTCAACTGCAAGATCGTTCGGCACTCAGCCTTGTATTTGTTAAGGCTATGGGTATCGGTGCCTGCAATGAGCGGGATGCCGTATTTCTGAGACATTTCCGCCAGGTGGCGATTGTAGGCAACCTGCTCTGGGTGGTCGTGCGCTTGGATTTCCAGATAGTCGTAGTGCTTCAGCAGTCGCTCATACATAGGATGAGTAATGCTCATGCGATTCAGCGGGGAAGCAAGGCAGGCACTGATCTTGATGACGTTACTGGAAATACCAAGGAACTCATCAAACGTGATACGGGGCTTGTAGTAAAAGTGGTCGCCCTGATTCGATCGGCTGATCAGCTCGTTCATCTCCTGAAGACCAGCGTAGTTTTTGGCAATCAAGATGGTGTGGTAGTTATCGCGTACCTTATTCTGCTCTCCGGTGCGTGGATCGGTAAGCAATAGCTTTTCAGTCAAATAGACTTCGCAGCCATGCAGATATTTCAATCCGGCCTTATCACAGGCCATCTTTTTGGCGACCCACTGATAGATGTTACCATGCTCCGTAAAAGCAATGGCAGTCTGCCCCAGCTCGACAGCCTTAGCGATATAGTCCTCAAATTTCGTCGCGCTGTCTAACAGCGACAATTCAGTATGGACATGGTATGCCGTATAGTTACCGCTCAATAAGATCACCTCCGATTGTGCCACGGCCCGTCAAAGGTATCGTCAACGCAAAAGTTTTTCAGACAATTCTCACATACAAGGTGAGAACACGCCCTACGAACTCGGCCTGTCTTATACATAATGCCATTGGCAACCTTTGTCTCTTCTTCTGTAAACCAAACAGGGACGAGGCTACCGCCACAGTCACATACTCCGAAATCCACCATAGTTAGCCCTCTCTGTCGTTCACCGCTCCAAATGCTTCATCTTCGGAGGCACGCTCTTCAGCAAGCAGCTGAGGAGGGAGAGGCAAAGGCTCTTTGTACTCCTTCTTGTCCCAAGAGAAACGACGGTCGTACTCGTCCATATCGCCGAAGAAACGGCGGGAGGCGGGATCGTAATAGAGGCCAACGTCGATATTCTGCCGGCCAAACATACGGTCTTTGACGATAGTTACGATCACATCGTATTTGAGCAACTGGCGGCGCTTCTCAGAATATTTTGCAGCGTTCTCACGCTCCGCATCCGTCACTCGCCGCAGGCCAATAGTCCGATGTGCCAGGTTCACGATGTTGCTGGTTCCAGCGATATCATAGATACCTACATTGGTTCCGGCGTCCATCTTTCGAGGGTGACAAACAAGAATTACAGCTACTTGATATTTCTTAGCAAACTCAATGAGCTTCTTAATCGTATCTGTCTGAGAACGCAGCTCCTCTTCGCTGGTTTCAGTGTCAATACACATGAAGTTATCGAGGATCAGGCAACGGGCACCGTGTTTTCGCACGGTATCCGTCATAGAGTCGATGAGCTTATCCAGTATGTTGTCGTAGTCGTCACGATAGATATGCCAACGCCCTTTATAGGTCTTGTTGATCTCGGCAAGCGTCGTCGTGGAAATCTTCTTGTAAGGATTACCCCGACGAGAGATCGCATCTGAGATATTGCGGGGGCCGGCGAAAATGTAGTTGAACCAAGACTTTTCTACACCGTTGGGAAGTTCTCCACTGAAAAGCCATGTACCGATGTCATTATCGAGAGAGTTACACGCGAGCTGAGTAAGAAGACTGCTCTTACCAGATCCGGGTTGACCACTCACGATAGTAAGCGTTCCAAAAAAGAGCCGCATCAGCTCATCATCAATGGCTTTCAGCCCGGTAGTCACACCGTCAACATCCTCATACTCGGTCGGTTCAACATCGGAAAGATCAACTACGGAAGGAACAGGAGAGTCCTTAGCGTCCAAAATCAGCTCTAACACCTTGTCTTTCCCGCAGACGTAAAGGATCTCATTCAGGTCTTTTGTTACCCGCCCAGTATTTCCAATGGGGATTGCCGGGATATCTACAACCTTTGTTCGCCAGCTACCCAGCCGAGGAACGCACTCTTTCTGCATTTTCACGCCGGCATCATCGTTGTCGGCGCAAATGATAATGCTGTCAAACTGATCGAGCCATTCCAGGTTTTCGTCGATCCAGTGGAGGTTTGAACTGCCCAGAGGGACAGAAACAGCATTTTTGAATCCTGCCTCAATCGCACTAAGGCAATCCGGCTCGCCCTCACAAATCAGAAGGGGAGAATTAACGTTGATACGGTTCATGTTGAACAGCAATGGAGCCGTATCAGAGTTTTGCTGGCACCAGCATTTTGCTTGACAATGCTGGACTTTATGCGACGGTTTGTATTTCACCATCGTCAACACGTCGTTTGTGTCGTAGTAGTTGAATACTGCGTTTCCCTCGGAGTCCTGCCGCACATCGAGAGCATCCAGCGTCTCACGACTGATCTTACGTTGCTCGAAATATGCGTACACTTTGGACTTATCAGTGCAGGGAACCTCATGGGGATACCTATAATGCCGTTTGGTTTTCACACCCAGCTCTCCGAAAGAGTAGGGCATTTCAGCAAGCTCGAAAAGTTTCCTGCAGGCTTCGGCATAAGTTGCGCCTTTATACATGAAAACGTCCAGAATGTCGTAGCTACGGCCACAACTACCGAAACAACGAAAGTTGAATGCTTTCTTGTTGTAAATGAAGGAAGCGTGATCCTCCTGATGGAAGGGGCAGCAACACTTCATGTTTTTCTCATCGAAATCGGTAATCCCCAGCTCTTCGACGATGATTTGAGCGTTACGGTCTCCGAGCTTTTCTTTGGCCTGCAAAATTGTTTCTCTATCAATCTGCACGGGGAAAATCACCTCAGTTCTTCGGTAAGCCCGCCCACTTCATGTGGACGGGTCTTATCCGAATAAAATCCGTCTTTCATTTGCCGTTCAAGATGCGGATAGCACTCTCGGCCTCCTCAACACCGAGTCCCCGACGCATTACCGTCTGAACCCAGTGATCTTTGTTCGGCTCGATATCTGTCCGGTCGTCCAGAATTACGAAGTCTCCGACCTCGCTATGTTCTTTTAACCAGCAGTCAATTTCCATACCTCTGTGACAGGATGGCAGCTCCGGCGTAAAGCCATAAAGACGAACCCCGTATTTCAACAGCTCTGCTTCCAGCTCCAGATAGTCTCCGTTGTATCTCGGGTCATCTCGGTCGTATCTCCAATCACTGGAAAGAACGACCTTAGCTCCTGTCATGTTAATGATGTGCTTCAGGTTCTTCATTTGCCTGTTGTCAACAAACGTATAGCCGCTTTGGGTTCTGCGGGCTGTACGATCACTGTTGAGCACACCGTCAACGTCGAGGAAAATTACCTTGATCTTTCCCATCACTCATATTTCTCCGTAACATATTGGCTGGAATGCTCGCAATGCTCGCGCACAGAACACAGGTAGTCACAAAAGAAACGGTCAGGTTTGGCAGGAAAACTCCTTGCCTTATAGATGTCGTCAATGGAACGCAGGAACCAGTCTATGTCCTCCTGAGCAGTTACGATGTTGAATGGATCTCTGTCCAAGATACCTTCACGGAACTTATTGAACCAAAGTTCATGCGGCCACTCACCGTAGACCTCTTTGACCCGTACTGCATACAAGTTCAGTTGGCGGAGATATTTGCGGCGTTCCTCTCTGGATTTCCATTTGCCCCGGCTTTTGTGCTCGCAAACAATCAGCCCAGACCTATTACGAAGCACCAGATCTATAATACCTACCACTGGTCTGCCGCCCAGTGTAGAGGTATACCGATCTTCGACCGCAAGCACTTTTTCTTCGTCTCCCAGTTGTCCACCGAAATTATCGAAGTATTCCATACCGCGCTCATAGTAGCTATCTTCCAGTCGGGGAAATGGAAACCGTTCTGTAACTGCTCTTGCGTATTCCTTCTCATAGAGGCCGGATAAATCCCACAGCTCGACCTGCTGACGAAAATATCGCTCTAAAAGCGAGTGCGCCAGTGAACCCCATTGAGCAAAAGCGTTGTCCACGCGATCCATGCACTGGAGGTAAGTAAGGTCAAACATACGCGGGCACTGATCAAAACTGCTAACGCGGGAGTATGACCAGTCCATAGCGTCCAGGAGAAAAGAATTATCCATCAGAAGGGCAGCTCTCCATCTTCCTCACCGACATTTGCGAAGCCGCTGTTCTGAGAAGGAGCGGTAGCATATCCGGTGGTGGGGGCAGAGGCGTTGTCAGAAGTCTCGCTGTCCTTCTTGGAATCGCCGAAATAGACGTTCTCGGCAATGATGTCTACGGCAGAACGCTTGTTGCCGTCCTTATCGGTGTAGACCATGCCGAACTGCTCGGCAAGCATCTGGTCAATTCTGGCATCGATTCGTTCATACAGACGGGTTCTTTCATCATTTAACACAAAATACGCCAG